TACGGCAGTGGTTGGTATTGTTTTGGTTGTTTTGTTCAAGTAGGATCAGTAATGGATAGCGGTAGAGGATTTAGATGGGTTGTGATGCCTTGGTTTAGCTATAGTGATTTCATCGGAGGAACAGATGTTCCTGGTTTAGGATTATACAATCAATTTAGTGATATTGGTCTTAGAATAGGAGCAGTTTATTTACAGTATAAAACATAAGAATATGATCTTTAAATACAACCCATGGTTAAATAGTACGTGGAAGTATAACGGCAACGACTATCAAATGGATCCACTAGGACTAGTTCCTTCTCCAGAAAATAAAGATATTTTGATTCCTCTATATAATCTATTAGGTATGACAAAGGAAGAAGCAAGGACAATAGCACACTCTTTCAGATTACAGCAAGTTAGAGATTTTCGAAATGGATTAATAGCTAATACAGACTGGTGGATGCTATCTGATAGAAATCCAACTGAAGCACAAATTACATACCGACAAGCTTTGAGAGATATAACAAAAGATTTTGATTGTGAAGCTGAAATAATATTCCCACCTCAACCATAACTACGTTCTTTCAAAACTCTTGATATTTATAATATATAGCAAACAAAAAATAGAATATATGTTGTTACTAATTATCATCATCGCTGCAGTAGCCATTTTCGTTGGCATTAAGATCAGCAAAGACATCAAACCATCTACACCACAAGCTCCTGAAAAGATTGAGCCAGTTGTAGTAGAAGAAGTTAAAACAGTAGTTAAAGAAGCAGCTCCAAAAGCAAAAGCTCCTAAAAAAGCTACTGAACCTGTTAAAAAGACAAAAACAAAAAAAGTAAAATAAAGTATGGAAAAGATCAGTTTAAAACTATCTGAGTTTTATCAATTAGACACCGAGTTAAATGGCCAAGTAAATCAACAAACCGGTGAGAAAGTTTCGAATGGTTTATTAAATGAAAAAGTGAAGTTGACTACAAAGTACTGGTTGACGGATCTTGCTAAGAAAGTAGCTACTGAGAAAGAAGCTATTGAAAAAGTGAGAACAGAACTTATCCAAAAACATGGAGAAGCTGATGAGACGGGTAACATTTCTATTTCTTTCTACATCAACGAGCAGATTAATGAGGAAGGTCAAATTATCTCTCGTGAAGTAAATCCAAAATTTGTTGAGTTCCAAAATGAGTTCAATACACTACTTGAGGAAACACGCGATTTAGAGTATAAAGGCTTTAAATTAGATGAGCTAGATAGCGTAGAATCTTCAGACAACTATGAAATATTTTTCAAATTAATAAAGGTAGACGAATAATGAGCCAACAATTAACTCCAGAGGAATTAAAGCAATTCCAAGACTTAAGAAGCACTATATACGAGACAATCTCTATATTAGGCGATCTGAACTACAGAAAAACACTTTTAGACCTAGAATTAGAGAATTTAAAAGAGACTATCAAGAAAAACGCAGCTGCTGAAAGAGAGTTGCTTAAGGAATTTGGTAGAAAGTATGGGGATGGTTCCATCAATGCTGAAACAGGCGAAATTACGTCGTTACAATAATTTAGGTTTTGCCATCAATACCAGCTATTTATTACTAGAAATAAATTAACAAAATGGCAGAAGCATTAATTTCCCCAGGTGTATTCCTTACTGAGAATGACCAATCTCAAATAACAGCAGGTCCTATCACAGTTGGTGCAGCCTTAATTGGACCAACAGTGTATGGTAAAGTTAACATTCCAACCCTAGTAACTACATACTCAGATTTCAAAGCTAAGTTTGGTGCTACCTTCGTTTCTGGAGGTACAACTTACGATTACTTAACTTCTCAAGCAGCTTACAACTACTTCCAACAAGGAGGTACTTCGCTGTTAGTAACTAGAGTAGCAAGTGGTTCTTACACAGCAGCAACAGCTTCTGTGAGTAATATTAGTGGTTCAAGTGCTTTCCAACTTGAGACTTTGAGTGTAGGTACTGTGATGAACAACAATGCATCAGCATCAGCATCGCAAACTACAAAAGGCTTATTGCCTTCTGGCTCAGCTAACAATGTTAGATGGGAAATTACTCAAGTAGATACTGGTTCTGGTTTATTTACTTTGATTGTAAGACAAGGTAACGATTACACTACTAATAAGAGTGTATTAGAGACTTGGTCTAACCTTTCAATGGATCCAAACCAAAACAACTACATTGCCTATGTGATTGGAGATCAAGCACAAAACGTAACAAGCGAAAATGGTGTATATTACTTACAAGTTACAGGATCTTATCCTAACGCATCCAACTATATTAGAGTAGCTAGTGTTAATACTCCAACTCCTAACTACTTAAGCCCACAAGGTCAACCATATGCTTACTATACAGCTTCAATGCCTACAGTAGGAAGTGGTTCTTTAAATGGTGCTTTTGGTGGTGCAAGTGGTCCTTTATATGGTTGTTTAAACGATGCAACTTGGACTACAACTGCTCCTTTAAACATGTATGAAAACATTCCATCAGTAGCAGCTACAACAGATGCTAACAACACACAAGGTTTACATGCTTCTGATTATGATATCGCAATTAGCTTGTTAGCTAACGCTGATTCATATGCATATAATGCAATTTATGCTCCTGGTATCACAAACCAAAATGCTCCTACTGAAATTGCTGCGTTGCTTGCAACTGCACAAAATCGTGGTGATAATATTGCAGTAGTTGATATGGCTACTTACAACCAAACAATTGCTAATGTAACTGGTAATGCTCAAACTTATGATAATTCTTATGGTGCTACTTACTGGCCATGGGTACAGATTAGATCAATAGAGACTGGTAAATTACACTTCGTTCCTGCATCTACTATTATCCCTGCAGTATACGAGTACAATGATAAAGTATCTGCTGAGTGGTTTGCACCTGCAGGTCTTAACAGAGGTGGTTTACCAACAGTAATCCAACCTGAAAGAAGATTGAATGTAACTGAAAGAAACACTTTATACAGTGCTAAAGTTAACCCAATCGCAGTATTCCCAGGTCAAGGTACAGTAGTATATGGTCAAAAGACTTTACAAGCATCAGCTTCTGCATTAGACAGAGTAAACGTAAGACGTTTATTGATTGCTTTGAAGAGCTACATTGGTCAAATTGCTGAAACATTAGTATTTGAACAAAATACTGCTGTAACTAGAAATAGATTCTTATCTCAAGTTAATCCTTACTTAGATTACGTACAACAAAGACAAGGTTTGTATGCATTCAGAGTAGTAATGGATGAGACTAATAACACTCCAGATGTTATTGATAGAAACTTGTTAGTAGGTGCTATTTACTTACAACCAACAAGAACTGCGGAATTTATTCAATTAACATTTAACATCTTACCAACTGGTGTAACCTTTGGTGCATAATAATAAAATAATACTTGATGAAAAATAATACGAAGATTAGATTACATTTATCTAAGAACTTATTTGAAACTATCGCCAAAGAAGTACTAGCTGAAGCTAAGAAAAACGACATGTCTGGTGGTGCTTATACAGAGGCTGTAAAAATGCCTAAAGCTACTGTAAAGAAAGGAGCTGAGATGAAGTCTACAGATAAGATGAAGAAGATGGAAGAAATGGAGGTTAATGTGGCTGAAGAAAGCACATTAAATGAAATGGATCCTTCTATGGTTGATTGGAGTGCTGTTGCAGCTGGATTAGCAGGTATTGGTGCAAGCGCTGCTCTTATCGATAAACTACATAGCTGGTGGGAGAAGAAGCATCCAGAAAGCTTTAAAAAAGCACAGGATTTAAGTAGACACATCGATAAAACAATAGGTGGAAATGAGCCTGGCCAAGGACATGGTGTTAAGACTGGTAAATTTGAAACTACTAGCTTAAACGAGTTACGCAAACAAGTTAAAAAGTAATAGATTAGATATTTATATTAAATACATCACAAGATGCCAGTATTAGACCCAAATGAGATAATGTTTACCGCTTTTGAACCTACAGTTCAGAATCGATTTATAATGTATATTGATGGTATTCCATCTTTCATGATCAAAAGTGCAACTGCGCCAAATGTAAACTTGAATGAAGTTAAAATTGACCACATCAATGTTTACCGTAAGATCAAAGGAAAGGCAGAATGGCAGGATATGACATTGAACCTTTACAATCCAATCTCTCCTTCAGGACAACAAGTGTGTATGGAGTGGATTCGTTTATCACATGAGTCTGTTACAGGACGTGATGGATATTCTGACTTCTACAAGAAAGATTTAAATTTATCTATCTTAGGTCCAGTTGGTGATGTAGTAAGTGAGTGGATTATCAAAGGAGCTTTCATTAAGACAGCTAACTTTGGAGCTTATGACTGGTCTAACCAAGATGCTATCACAATTGAGTTAGGTATTGGAATGGATTACGCTATACTAAACTATTAGCATAATACTTCGTACCGAATTATTAAAATATTTAAGCCCTTACTATTTATTAGAAAGGGCTTTTTTATGCTACATGAGTATTTTACAATGAATATACTACAAATAGCTTTTTTTTATTTTAATAGCTTTTTCAAGAAAGTATACATTATTCCGTAGACTTCTTTGAAGATGCCAGCAAATACAGCAATGATTCCACAGAAAGATAGGAAGATTATAGCCCAAACGTAGTACCAACCTTCCAAGGTTTGGGACACAAATATGATCCATACCAAAGCTGCAACCAAAGACCACCACATTAGCTGTAAAACGTAGTAAATAACTAGCATTTGCAGCCAAAAAGTTCTGATTATCAATAAGATAAGTCCTATTATTACCGAACTAATTAAGAATGTGCTAAGTGTCATGGTGACTAATTTTACATAAAGGTACACTTTTTTAGGTAGCTAGCAACAGTTTTTTAAGTGAAAAATTTAGAGTTGTATATATTTATTATTACAAAAACAAATCAAGATTATGGCTGAAAAGTTTACGCTTCCTACCGAAACTATTGAACTTCCTTCCCAAGGAAAACTTTATCCCTTAGAAAACCCTTTATCGTCTGGCAAAGTTGAAATGAAGTATATGACTGCTAGGGAAGAAGACATTTTAACGAATGTTAACTTACTTAGACAAGGTATTGCAATTGAAAAGATGTTACAGTCCTTAATTAAGTCTCCAATCAACTATGATGACTTGCTTTTAGGTGATAGAAATGGTTTATTAATTGCTGCACGTATCTTGGCATACGGATCTAGCTACTCATTTCAGTATCTTGACTCAGAACAGGATGTTAAAGAGGAAATAACCGTTGATTTACAGCAGTTAGTTAACAAAGAGGTTAATCATTCCATTTATAATAATACGAACGAATTTACGCTTGTATTACCTGCCTCTAAGAACACTGTTACGTTTAAATTGCTTACTGTAGGCGATGAAAAGAAGATTGATCAAGAGATCAAGGGATTTAAGAAAGCTACAAACTTAGTAGCTGGTGAATTAACTACTAGATTGAAGCATCAAATCACTTCAGTTAATGGTAATTACGACCAAGCCTCAATTAGAGATTTTGTAGATAACTACTTGCTTGCTAAGGACTCTAATTTCTTAAGATCGCATATTATAACTATTACGCCTGACATTGACTTAACTGTTAGCTTTACCCTTTCTAGTGGTAGAGAAGTTACAGAAAGCTTACCTCTTACTACAGAGTTTTTTTTTCCCGGGAGTTGAGTATAGAGCTGTCTTCAAACGAGAAGTATTTGAATTGACCTACCATGGTGGAGGTGGTTTCTCATGGTCTGAGGTAATGGACATGCCTATCAACGAAAGAAGGCTGAATATTAAGTTCATTAACGAGCATTTGCAGAAAATCCAAGAGATCCAGCAGGAAAAGCAAATGGTTACTGCGGATAAGCCTTTAATTACAAAGCCAAACATACAATCTGCAAGCGATTCTGCTCCAACCTACAAGTCTACAGTGAAATCCAAGAAATAGCTATTTATATTCAGTAAGCTAAACCTAATTTAATGGCTACACCAGGATCAAATTTATCACCAGAAGAAAGAGAAGAGCGAGCTCGAGTTCAACGCATTGAAGCGGAGAGCTTGAGTTGGAAGAATATTTTAGCAACTAGAATCAAAATCAACAGAGCTGCTAAAGAGGAGGCTGACTTTGCTAAGCAGTTGACTAAGCTTGGACAGGAAGAGCAACAAAATGCTAAGAAGTACTTAGACATTAACAACCAAATTAACAATCTCGAGAAGGAAATTAAGCGCAGAAGAGATCAAGGAACTGCAGCAGGAGACAGAGCAGCGAAGGATTTAGAGAGACAGCTTAGAGCTAGACGATCTGAAGAGGAAAAAATATTAAGAACGGCAGGTGGATATATTCGAGCTCAAGAACTAGCAGCAGCAAAGAGAAAGGAAAGTCACTTAACTGAAAAAGCTCTTATTCAAGACATCAACAAAGAAAGAGGTCTTGGTGCTAAGTTCCTANACATATTTAGAACCAAAGAAGCAAGACAGAGGGATATAGATATAGCACGTGCTAAAGCTGGTGGTGGTCCTAATATAGGAGCAGGAGGTGGTGGAGGTAAAGGAACAACACCTACGGGAGCTGCAGGAGCAGCAGGAGCTGAGTTTGGAGGAGCAATAGGTCTAGCAATAGCTGGAGTTGAAAAGCTTAAAAAGACTTTAACTGCAATAGGGTCAGTAATTAAAGACCAACTTTCAAAACCATTCTCAGAAGCTGCTAATTTAGTTAACGGTGGACTTGGTGTTGGAGGTGGAGCAGTATCAGGAGCAGGAGCTACGAGTATATTAGGTGGTTTATCAAGTATAGCTAAGACTATTCCTTTCATAGGAGGTTTATTAGGTGGCTTAGTAGATGCTTTCAAGCAAGTGTTTGACTTTGTGTTGGGAATTGATGCTGCTAACACAAGATTTGCAAAGAGTTTAGGTATCTCTAAAGAAGAAGCTATTGGTTTAAAGAAAAGCTACATTGATATTGCTAATACTAGTAATAGTATTGTAGTTAATCAGACTCGTTTAATAGAGTCTCAAGTAGAATTGAGTCAACAGTTAGGAGTTAATAATCGATTATCAGCTGACATACTTGCTACAAACATTGAGTTAAAAGAAGTAGCTGGCTTAGAAGTTGAAGCAAGAAAGTCAATAGCACAGTCTTCTATCATTACTGGTAGAAATGAAAAAGAAATTACGAAGAGTGTCCTTGGTCAAGTTGCTTTATTTAAAGGCTTAACTGGTATAGGATTCAACTTCAAAGATGTTTTAGGTGAAGCTGCTAAGCAAACTGGTGTAATGGGCTTACAATTTGCCAAGTATCCAGAGCAATTAGCAAAATCATTGGTATCTGTTAAGGCATTAGGCTTTGATTTAAACA